TTAGATGGCGTAAATTATGAAGATAATTATGAAGGTGACTTAGCAGCAAGACAAAGCATTATATGGACTTTAGATTTTACTATGAGACTAAATTTTTATGGCAATGTTTCAAATCAAAAAATTATTAGAGAAGCAATTGCTAATGCATATACTAGTCTAGAATCTGAAACAGGAACTAAAGTAACTGCTTCAATTGAGGCAACTGGAGATGTTGATCCAGCATCACCTGCTGACCCACATATTTTTGTTGTAAATTTTGATGATGTTTATGAATCTTAAAACCATAGTACTGAGATAACAATGAGTACATTTGATAGTTTAGACAACACGTTTAAAGTTTCTCCTACTAGAGCTTTAGATGTAAATTTAAAAAAAACAAGAATTGAAAATAACTTGCCAACTCCTTTGCCTGATCAAGATAAAGAGTTGGAAAGCGATTTTCAAGATGCTAGAGAGATATTAAAAAAGACTGCTGATTACAGCGAACAGGCGATACAAGGTATATTACATATTGCAAAAAACAGTGATTCTGCTAGGGCATATGAAGTGGTAGGGCAGTTAATTAAAACTCTTCAAGACAATGCTCAAGGCATATTAGATGTTCAAGAAAAGAAAGCAAAAGTATCTGCAATCAAAAAGATACCTGTAGGAAACAGTGTAACAAATAATAATCTATTTGTAGGGAGCACTAAAGATTTATTACGAGCATTAAATAAAGATGTTATAGAAAATGAGTGATGACAAAACTTCATATCATGGTAATCCGAATCTAAAGAATATCGGTCATGAGCATTCTTTTACAAAAGAGCAACTTCAAGAGTATCTCAGATGTAAGAAAGATCCTATCTATTTCATAGAAAACTATTGTTACATTGTTACCCTAGATCGCGGCTTACAATTATTTAAACTCTATGAATGTCAAAAGATAAAAGTAGATATAATATTAAATAATCGTAAAGTTATTCTCATGGAGGGTAGACAGCAAGGCAAAACGGTTACTGCATCTGCGTGTATTCTTCACTATACTATATTTAATGCAGATAAAACTGTTGCTATCATGGGTAACAAGACTGCTTCTGCTAGGGAAGTGTTAGCACGTTATCAGACGATGTATGAAAACTTACCTATATGGATGCAACAAGGTGTTAAGACTTGGAACAAGGGTGACATTGAGTTAGAGAATAACTGTAGAATATTTACAGCAGCTACGACCACATCTGGTATTCGTGGTAAATCTGTAAACTGGTTGTACATTGACGAAGCGGCAATCATTCCAAACAATGTTGCGGATGAGTTCTTTGCTTCTGTATATCCAACAATTTCTGCGGGTGAAACTACCAAGATTCTACTTACTTCAACTCCTCTAGGTTATAACCACTTCTGGAAGTTTTGGAATGAGTCAGAAAAAGGCAGTAATGGTTTTATCAATCACTTTATTCCTTATACTGAAATTCCAGGTAGGGATGAGAAGTGGGCAGAAGAACAATTAAAACTTCTCGGCGAGTTGAAATTTAACCAAGAAGTTTTATGTGCGTTTCTCGGTTCGTCTAATACCCTTATTAACTCTAGAACAATAGCAACATTGAGTTCTAAAGAGCCTATATTTTATAATGAAGATGGCTTATCAATATATGAGAATCCAGAAGAAAAACATTATTATTGTATAGTAGTTGATACTGCAAGAGGTATTGGTAGTGACTATTCAGCATGTGTTGTTATTGACATAACAGAAATGCCATACAAAATTGTAACAACATATAGAAACAATAAGATTGCTCCTCTACTTTATCCTGAAGTTATAGCAAAGCTAGGTAGAGAATATAATAATGCGTATGTTCTTTGTGAAAATAATGATATTGGTGGACAAGTAATTGAAATTTTACATGAAGAAATAGAGTACGAAAATCTATTTAGTACAGTTACAGAAAAAGCAAGACAATTCGTCTCACCTGGTTTTGGTCGCTCTAGTAGACTAGGTGTTAATACTTCTAAACAAGTAAAGAGACAAGGATGTTTTAACTTTAAGTCTTTAATGGAAGAACGTAAACTATTGTGTTTTGATGCCGAAATTATACATGAAATATCAACATTCATTGAAAGGGGACAAACATATCAAGCAGACGAAGGATATCATGACGATCTTGTTATGTGTCTTGTTCTGTTTGGCTGGTTATCCACCATGCCCTTCTTTAAAGACTTAGTTAATGTTAATACTAGAGATCAGTTATACAACAAACAGATGCAATCAATTTCACAAAATTTGACTCCTTTTATTATGCATAAGGCAACAGATGAACCCAAAGGAGAGGTTATTGGTGGTGATTATTGGATTACTAGTGAGTGGCAGGATACGCTTCGTGAGAATGATTTCAAATATTAATTTTTTATAAATAAACAGATGAATACAAAGTAAGAAAAACATTTTATATAATCTGTTTATAAACGAGGAGAAAAAACATGGCTTTTCAGCTATCGCCTGGTGTACAGGTAACAGAAAAAGATTTTACCTCCGTTGTTCCCGCAGTTGGAGCATCTATAGGTGGTTTTGCGGGTGAATTTAGATGGGGACCTGCTAATGAAGTAGTTACAGTTAGTTCTGAAAATGAATTGTTGTCTACTTTTGGTAAGCCTCCAGTCAATAATAAAGGTTGGTTTTCAGCAGCATCATTTTTAGCGTATACAAATACATTAAAAGTGGTTCGTGCTGTTAACAGTACTTCACGAAATGCAGGTTCTACTGCTGGTGTTCTTATTGACAATGAAGATGTTTATGATGCTAGTCATTCAACTGGTCAGGGCAGCAACGGAATGTGGGCTGCAAAATATGCAGGAGTATTGGGAAATTCAATTAGGGTTGAAATGGCAGATTCAGCAGGACCAGATCCTGTTCGTGCATTAACAACAGTTGTAATCACTAATACTGCTGGTGCTTTTTCTTGTGCTAACGCAATACTTGAAGTAGGTGCTAGAGTTGTAATTACTGGTACATTAGGCGGAACTGGAACTATTGTTGGTTACACCACTGGTACTGTTTATAAAGTCTCTGCTATTACTGGCTCTTCACCAACAGTAACTGCCTTTACTTTAACAACAGTTGCTGGCGCAGCTATTGTAACAACAGCAGGCACACCGACTGGTTTAACATATACAGCAGGAACTGCTTATTCTTCTTGGACATATGCTGATCAATTTGATTATACTCCAAGCGCCACTACTTCAGTGACGGCAGCAGGTGGCTCAAATGACGAATTGCATATCATTGTAGTTGATATTGATGGTGCAATTAGCGGAACTGCTGGTACAATTCTTGAACAATTCGCAGGAGTTTCAAAGGCATCTGATGCTAGAGATTCTTTGGGTCGTTCAAATTTCTACCAAAATGTAATCAATACTCGCTCAGAATGGATTTGGTGGACAGATCATCCAGCGGCAGCAACAGGCAGTGATGCTTGGGGAATTTCAGGCGTAGGTAAAGCGTTTACTTCTAAACATGCATTTAGTGAAGGACAAAAAACTTTAGCCGGAGGAGTAAACGGTTCAATTGCTGACGGTGACAAACAAACTGCTTTTGATTTGTTTGCAAACGATGAACTTGTAGATGTTAACTTAATTTTTGTAGGTGATGCATCACTGGCAGTCGGTGATTATGTTATCGACAATATCGCAGAAGTTCGTAAAGATTGTATGGTATTTGTTTCACCACTAGAAGCAAGTGTAGTGGGTAACGTTGGCGATGAAGCTGCTGATATTGTTACTGATCTTGCATCCTTCACTAGGTCTTCTTATGCAGTGATGGACAGTGGTTACAAATACATGTATGATCGTTATAATGACGCATATGTTTATGTTCCGTTAAACGGCGATGTTGCTGGTCTTTGTGCTAAAACTGATGCAGATGCTGATCCTTGGTTCTCACCAGCAGGTTATAACAGAGGCGCAATTAAGAATGCTGTTAAATTAGCATATTCTCCAAACAAATCTGACCGTGATACTCTTTACAAAAATGGTATCAATCCTGTAGTAGGATTCCCTGGTTCAGGTATTGTATTGTTTGGTGATAAAACCATGCTTGCAAAACCCAGTGCGTTTGATCGTATCAACGTTCGTAGACTATTCATTACGCTTGAAAAATCAATTGCAACAGCAGCTAAATTTCAACTGTTTGAATTTAATGACGCATTTACTAGGGCACAATTTAAAAACTTAGTTGATCCTTTCTTGCGTGATGTTCAAGGTCGTAGAGGTATTTTCAACTTCCGTACTGTGTGTGATGAAACGAATAACACTTCACAAGTTATTGATAGTAATTCTTTTGTTGCTGATATCTTCATTCAACCTGCTCGTTCCATTAACTTCATACAGCTAAACTTCATCGCTACCAGAACTGGTATTACGTTTGATGAAGTTGGCGGTTAAATATAAATACAAAGTATAAGGAGCAATAAATGAATATCACTGAATTTAAATCAAGACTAGGAGCTGGTGGCGCACGTCCAAACCAGTTCCGTGTTCTGTTAGGTTTTCCAAGTTACGTTACAGGGGTTGATACTTCTTACAGTATATTAGTTACTGGCGCAGCAGTTCCAGCATCTAATGTAAACCCTGCAATTATACAGTACAGAGGACGAGAAGTTAAACTTGCTGGCGAAAGAGTTTTTGATCCCTGGACTGTTACAATTGTTAATGATACCAATCAATCTTTGCGTAGACCTTTCGAGCAATGGATGTCTGGTATGAACAATAATGCCACTAACACTGGTATTCTCACTCCCGCGCAATATCAAGCTGATCTTGTTATTGAGCATTTGGATAGAAATGATAAAGTATTGAAAGGTGGTAGATATACCCTTCGCGGTGCTTTCCCAATTCAGATGAGTGAGATTGCATTGCAGTATGCCCAGAATGATGTTATTGAAGAGTTCACTGTAACTTTCCAATATCAACATTACGATAACGTTTAATTAAGATAAACTTATAATATGAATATTTTTGGATTTGAGATAACTCGGGAAAAGCCACAACCGACTGAAAAGTCTTTTGTGGCACCCTCAGATGACGGCGGTGTCGAAAGTATAAGAGCAGGTGGCTATTATGGCACTTACTTAGATATTGAAGGCATCGCTAATACTGAGTCTGAGCTAATAAAGCGATACAGAGACATTGCTTTGATGGCAGATGTTGATGCCGCTATTGAAGATGTTGTGAATGATGCAATTGCAAATCTCAATGATGAAGTTCCATTAAAACTTAATTTAGATAAAACTGGTCTTTCTGTTAATATTCAGAAAAAGATTACAGATGAATTTAATTATATTTTAAGAGTTTTGCATTTTAACGACAGAGCACAGGATTATTTTAGGCGTTGGTACATTGATGGAAGATTAGTCTTTCATAAAGTAATTGATACTGCAAGACCACAAGATGGTATTAAAGATATTCGTTATATTGATCCTCGTAAGATTACAAAGATCAAAGAAATTAAAAAAGAAAAAAATGAAAATGGAGTTTCTTTTGTTAAAGAAGTAGAAGAATTTTTTCTCTTTAATGAAAAGGGAGTAACAGATAAACCAGGACAATATAAACCGGCTGCTGATTCAAATAGTGCTTTGAAAATTACAAAAGACGCTATTGTATATTGCGCTAGTGGATTAGTGGATCAAGATAAAAATATTCCTTTATCTTATCTACACAAAGCCATTAGACCTGCAAATCAATTACGCATGATGGAGAACGCTGCGGTCATTTACCGCATAACACGCGCTCCTGAGCGTAGAATTTTTTATGTAGATGTAGGTAATTTGCCTAGTGGTCGTGCAGAACAATATCTTAAAGATATCATGGATAGATATCGCAACAAGTTGGTGTATGATGCTAACACTGGTGAAGTTAGGGACGATAAAAAGTTCATGTCCATGTTAGAAGACTTTTGGCTGCCTCGTAGAGAAGGTAGTCAGGGAACACAGATTGATACTCTACCAGCAGGACAAAATTTAGGAGAAATTGGTGATATAGAATATTTTCAGAAAAAACTATATCAAGCACTAAATGTTCCTGTATCAAGATTAGAACAGTCAGCAGGATTAAATTTTGGTCGTTCTGCTGAAATTAATAGAGATGAATTAAAGTTTGCTAAATTTGTTGCTAAACTGAGAAGAAAGTTTTCAACCATGTTTGAAGACCTTTTGAAAACTCAGTTAGTATTAAAAAATATAATGACTGAAGAAGATTGGAATGATATAAAAGATACTATCATTTATAATTTTTCTCAAGATGCTTATTATACTGAATCTAAAAATCAGGAAATAATGAGAAGTAGATTTGAAGTATTGCAAGGAGCTTCTTCTTTTATTGGTTCATTGTTTAGCAAAGAGTATGTGCAGAAAAATATACTTATGCTTACAGATGAACAACTAGAAGAAATTAATATGCAAATGCAAGTAGAGGCACCTTTTAAAACGCAAGACCAAGAACATCAAATGGACATGCAACAGCAACAGGCTGAATTGAGCGGAGAGAAATAATGGACAATCAACAAGCAATTAGAGACATGATTAATAATATTAGTATGGGTAATGCTAGTGAAGTTCAAACAAATTTTAATGCTATTATGCAAGCAAGAGCAGGCGATGCTTTAAATGATTATAGACAAACTCTTGCAAGATCAGTTTTTAAAAACCCAGAAATGCAAGCAATGGGTTTAGCAGATGGTGAAGAACACATTATAGATGTTGATAACCAATACGAAACAGAAGAGTAACATAAAAATGAAAACATTCAAAGAATTTAGATCCAATGTTGAAACAGATATTCAAGAAGAACCTATGGACGGCGTTGCAAAAGGTTCTTTGGAAGGTGATAAACACATGTGCGCTACTAAAATCTTTAAAGAAGGATTAGGTGAAGGAACCCCGATCCATGGTGAACATGCCATACCAGACAGTCAAGGTAATATCTCTTGGTATAAAGTTATGTTCGAACATGGTATTGAAA